AACAGAAAAGCTTGATACAGCTATCCAACTAACTGTAGTGCAAGTTCGTAACATCCTACCTAATGCTGATATCCTAGCATCTGCTACTCAATATGTCAAAGCACAAAATGAACTTAAGGTAAAACAAACTGAAGTTGAAATCGCCAAGAAAGAATCTGAGCGTATGGCTGCATTATCATCCAACTCAGGTCAGAGTATTGCTTACATGCAAGCACAAGCTCAAATGAAAATTGCTGAAGGTATTGCAGCAGGACGAGTACACACTATTGTTGTTCCAATGGACTTTAAAGGCATGGTGAATGTCAAGTAACTTCAAACCAGTATCACGGCTAGCGGAACGTAATGCAATGTGTCGTGCCTGTCAAGAGCCTATTCCTAAAGGTACACCTATGATTAGTTGGTGGTCATACCTAAACAGTGGTATGCATATCCACCTTCATGAACAATGTGCTATAGATATGGGTAATATGGCAATAGAAGCTCAATATGAAAGAGTTAAAGATGTCTGACGTAGAACAATTCTGGTTAAAACTTCAACCACACTTTCCTAACTGGAAACCTTGGCATGAACTACATCCAATGCAGCAAATGCAGGTTGTTCAAGGGATTAATATGATCTTAGGAGTTGTATGAGTGATTATGAAAAGCGAGTTAACGAATTACTTTCTGATGCAAAACAACTTATGTACAATGCATCTAAGGCTCCAGAAACAAGTAAAAAATACTGGATTAAAAAAGCTCAAGAAACAGCTTTTGAAGTATATGCAGTACCAACAGACTTTAAATATGAGTTTGTAATGCCTGAATGGGGTACCTATGGAACCTAAAGACTTCCCTCAACGATACTTTGTAAGACAACGTGCTTACTTTGACGGTTACCTACATGAAATTGTAGATGGACGTACCGGTGATGTGTTCAACACATACAATTTCTATGAAATAGCCCATAAACACTGTGAAGAGTTAAACAATGCTTAAAAAGAAACGCTCAATGAATCCTGAAGTTCTGGCTAAAGGTAAATTAGCCCTTGAACAGTGGCGTAAAGAAAAAGCCTATGCTGAAAAGAAAGGTGGTAAGTTCCTTGAAGCGTGGATTGAGGAACAAGCACTGAAGAAAGCTCAAAAGAAAACGTCACCTATGCAAGCTATTAAGAACTTCTGTAATAACTGTGTAGGTGATATTCGTTCTGACATTACCAACTGTACTGCTAAAAGTTGTTCTTTGTATATCTATCGTCCTTACCAGAAAGATACAGAATGAAACTCTATGAACTACCCCGTGACAGCTACTTCACCATTAATGATGATGAAACAAAAGAAGTGTTCTTCTTCAAACATGTTGACGGTATGTACTCATACTGCCTTAACATGAAAAACGATGTTATTCACTTTGCAGCATGGACTGATGTTGATATTGTTAAACCAGTTAAAACCTACTCAGGAGGTCAACCTAACTACGTACAGGCACCTGTATGAGCAGTTGGCTTATAGTACTAACAGGATGTATCTATGCGTACATCTCTATTGAACAAGGTATAAAAGGAAATATTGGTATGAGTATTTGTTACTTCGGTTATGCTGTAGGTAACATCGGTCTATGGAAAATGGCACAATAAAATGAATCAATATTACGTTGTATCGTCTCTTAAAAATTTCTTTGTATATGCCAATACGGAAGCTGAAGCTTACTATGAAGCCGATGCTTATCTAGGCTATACACCTGAACATCTTGAAGTGTTTTTAGATGAGGTATTTGTATGAACTACAAAAAGATTTACGTTATCTATGATACATCAGATGATTCTTTTGTATCCATCAACCACAAAGCAGCATGGACTGCAGCAGGTCGAGCTAAAAGTGCATTCACTACTGCCTTTCGATATGCTTATAACTCACAAGAACGTTATATTGTATTACCTGTAACTGTAGATGAGGTGCGATAATGACCAAAGAGGAGCTAAACAAAGAGTATATGTCTGACTCCACAACATACTGCTGTTATTGTGGTTGTGAGCAACATAGCTTCCAATGCTGTGGTGAAAACCACTTCGAACGATACTCAGAAATGTCCAAAGAAGATCAACTTAATATTGTATACAATGATGTACGCCTACAAACTCTTTCGTAAGCGCAAAGACGGTACCTATGGCCCTCTTTTTATTAACCGTAAACTCAAAATAAGCCCCGGACTATGGCTTGAGGCTGAGAACCACCCAACTGCGGGCTTTGCAGTACGCCCCGGTTGGCACTGCTGTGCTGAACCTTTAGCTCCACATCTGTCTAAGAAAGACCGTGTGTGGTGTCTTGTAATGATAGATGACTACACAGAGCATCAAAGACCTGAATCACAAGGTGGTCTCTGGTATACAGCAAACAATATGAAAGTGGTAATTGAATTATGAATAAACAACGAACAGTATATTTAGCTGGCCCTATGGAACATGTATCCCTAGAAGATGCCGTAGGTTGGCGTACAACAGCAGAACTACTACTATGGCGTAATGAAATCCAAACCTTAAACCCATGTCGCCGTGTCCATAACTTTGAACCACGATACATGAAGCGTATCTTTGAACTAGACCTTCGAGATATTCAAGAGTCAGACATTATCCTAGTTAACCTAGACAAACCAACTGTAGCTAAACACGGTACAGCTATGGAAGTCTTCTATGCATCCTATGTACTGCGTAAACCTGTAGTAGCATTTAAAGCTGATGCTTCTGTAATTCATCCATTCTTTGAGTCACTTGTAACTGAATGGCGCTCTGATGTAAACAAAGCTTGTGAAAGTATTATTGAAGAATATCTATGATTACAAATATCTGGGTCACCATTCTATGCATTGCATCCTTAATTGTCATTGCACAATTTTTCCGTAAACCTAAAGTACATATCTAAAATGCCATATATTAATCCCGAACAAAAGAAAAAATTAGTAGTTGAGTATACCAAACATAACACTATGGATCTTGGAATTGAATTCCCTGATAATCCAGGCGAACTAAACTATGTTATTACTATGCTAATTAAAAACTACTTTAATAACAAACCCTGCTACCAGTCTATCAACGATATTGTAGGTGCATTAGAAGGTGCTAAACTTGAGTTCTATCGCCGTGTAGCTGCACCTTATGAAGACTTAAAAATAAAAGAAAACGGAGATGTATATTAATGGCTCTACCTAAGTATGTGAATGAATACTACGAACCATTTACTAATCAACAAAAGAAAGACTTCTACGATGCAATGACACCTAAATGGTCTAATGCTATGGCTAAACAATATAACATTGAAGCCGATGAAGAAGAATACTATAAAGGATTTAAAGGTATGGATATAAACAAATTAGTAGACACCAACCTTAAAACAGCTGCTGCTCAAGGTAAACCTAAACTATCAGACGTACCACCAGTAGCTCTATTTGCTTTAGGTGCTGCTATGTCTGACGGTGCAAGTAAATATGGCCGCTATAACTGGCGTGAAACAGGTACCACTGCTAGCGTATTCTATGACGCTATGCATCGACACTTAGCAGACTGGTATAACGGTGAAGACTTTGCCCATGACAGCAAAGTAAATCACTTAGCTCATATTATGGCCAGTTGCGCTATCTTGTTGGATAGTGAATTACACAGCAGTATGAATGATGATCGTGATAAAAGTAAGTCAGAAAGTATTGCAAGAAATGAAACATGGAAAACATTATGATTAAACCAGTAGTACATTACTCAGGGCCAATTTCTATCCGTGAATGGTTATACTCTAAACCAAATAACATTGAGTATATTGCCTATCTACCTGAAGTACTAGACCACCCTAATTTAGGAAAGTGTTCTCAAGTACGTACTTCGGGTATTGTAAAGTTCCCTGATAAAAGTGGTACATTCGAAACACGTAACACGATCTACGAGAAGGTTAATCCCGCATCTGAATTTGGACTGGTAAATGAATCTTATTAAAACAGTTAAACGATGGGTTGCCGGTGATGATAAACTGTTTGACATCTATACATGTACCGTAGATGAAGTTGAACAATTTACCAGTGATTCAGGTAAGTCAATGATCCGAATTAAAGTAGGTGACAAAGAGTTCTCAGGTCTATATAACAAATGGGTCTATGAACATCTCTGTGAAAACGAAGGATCACCTTCTTTTGTAGTACTATGGCGTAGTAAAAATAAACCTTGGGTAGCATATGTCAAAGAAATCTGGCAAGACCATATTAAAGGAGAGTACAACACAGAAGTACCCGCCGAAACTAACACTTACAGCTCAAGCGGTGAGTCATTTGTCTATCTTTGGGTATCCAAAAGTACAGACCGAAAGTACATTGGAAAACACAAAGGAACGCATGATGACGGATATATTGGGTCAGGTGAAGCTTTCCTAGAAGCTTATAACGAGTTTCCTGATGATTTCAAACGTACTATCTTAGCATACGGTACTGATGATGAAATGCATGAGCTAGAAACAATGCTATTGTTGCAGTTAAAA